CGCGACTATGGGTATTTCCACGGAGTAGGTATCCAGGAGATGCGCGGCGTGGCGAAGCTGCGGTTCGGAACGGATGCTGCTGTGGACACGACTAAACCAGCGGATGCTGGAGTATTTACAATATATACAACGGCTGAGCCTGACGTGTGATATAAGCGAGGCCCGGCGCTGCTGAAGACAGCGATCGGGCCTCTGACCACAACGATGAGTGAGCATCGCCAATGGCTACAGAATACGTGCCCCACACTGGGCCGATTGTCACGCGTGCTGACGCGATTGCTGCCGGCCTGACGCGCTACTTCACCGGCAGGCCATGCAAGCACGGCCATATCAGCGAGCGCAGGATTGATCGCAGCTGCGTTCAGTGCAATTCGGCGGCCATGAGGCGTTGGCAAGCCAAGAACGTTGAACGTCTTCGCGCCTACCGAGCGGCCAACAAGGACAGGATTGCCAAGACGAGCGCCGCCTGGGCGAAGGCAGATCCCGAGCGCGACGCGGCCAAGACCAGGCGCTGGCATGCGAAGAACCCAGGACAAATGCTGCGCTGGCGCAAGGCCAACCCAGAAGCTGCCGCTGCTGCCAAACACCGTCGCCGGGCGCGTGAACGTGAGGCGGATGGATCGTTCACGGCCGATGAGGTGAAGGCACTGTTTGAGCGCCAACGCGGCAAATGCGCCGGTTGCAGCGTCGTCCTGCGCAAAGGCTATCACATCGACCACATCGTGCCGCTGGCGGGTGGCGGCTCGAACTGGATTGCCAACATCCAGTTGACTTGCGGGCCGTGCAACGTCCGCAAGGGGGCGATTGATCCGCTCGACTTCGCCCGACGACGAGGCCGCCTTCTCTGACCCCTGAAAGGAAACTGACATGGCCAACAACAAGCACGAGAACGAAGACGAGGAGCGCAAGCGGCGCGAGGAGGAGGACAAGCGCAAGCAGGAGGAGGACAAGCGCCAGCGCGAGGAGCAGCAGCGCCAGCAACGCAGCCAACAGCAATCGCCGGAGAACCAGGCGGCGGCTGAGAAGATGGCCGCCGAGCAGAGGGAGGCAGCGGGAGCCGCCAGCATCGGCGCGCAGATCATCCTCGACTACAACAGCGACGCGGGGAAAGGCGCACGCGGCGGTATCGGCGGCACGATGACCGAGAACCAGCAGGCGCGAGATGCGTATCTCGTCTCGGTGGGCCTCGATCCAGTGGCACCGAGCGGGCCCCCGTTGGGCTCCGCCGAGGCGCTGCAGGCACAGCGGGAAGCGATGGCGCCGCGCCCGCAGTTCGTGCCGTCCACCAGCAGCAAGGCCACGCGCATGTCGAGCCTCGCGGCGGGCATCGAAGAGGGCGATCTGCCGGAGCCGCCGGTCGAGCCACCACCGACAACCCGCGGCGGGGCGGCATAACTGCTCTGGATCTGCCAGGCGTGCGGCGAGCGGAGCTTCGTGCATCACAGCCATTGCGATGCATGCGGCGCCGCTCGTCCGCCGCCGCCGCCTGAGAAGCCGCCGGGACACGACACACAGCCGGAGCACCCACCATGGCAGTGACCGTCTCCACGCTCGCGGAACGTGCCCTGCGGCGCCTTAACGTCCGCATCGTGCCGCTCGACGACAGCCCCACGATGACCGAGATGGTTCCGGCGGCAACCATCGCTACCGCGGCGCTGATCGAGATGGCCGTGATTGCCGCGGACGAGACGCCATCAGCAGCGGATCAGGCGCTGCTCGTTGAAAAGGTCGCTGCGGTGCATGCCGCGCTCGATGCGCAGGGCGTGGTGTGGTGGAGCGGTTCCGCCGTGCCGCGGGCGTTCGCCGAGGAATACACCAAGCTCGCCGCCGCCTATGCCGCGAGCAGCTTCGGCCTGACGACAGACCCGGCCGTGGTGCTGATGCTGGAGGGGCGCGTGCGCAAGGGCGCCGCGGTGCTATCCAGCCATGACATCGCGACCGAGGCGGTGATGGCGGTGCATAACAGCCTGGTGGCGCGCGGCATGGCGCGATGGACCAGCCAGGATATTCCTGAGACGGTCGCACTGCCCTATGAGATGCTGGCCGCTGCGGAGATCGCGCCGAAATTCGGCCAGGAGGCCAACGCCGCGGAACTGGCGATCGCCATGCGTCAACTCGCCATCGTCACCGCCCTGCCGACCTCCGGTGAACGCATCTATGCGGAGTATTACTAGTGGCCGCATATCGCCTGTCCTACAGCGATTATGCGGGCAATCCGGCGGCGTCTCCGCCGGCTACACCGACGCCGCCGCCTGGCTCGGGGTATCGGCTGCATTACGCCGATTATGCGAACAACGCCTCCGGCCCGCCTGATCCCGAGCGCTGGGTCGGGCCTCCAGGTCCGAAGGGCGATACCGGAGATACCGGACCTGCCGGACCTACCTACACGCTGCCGATCGCCACGACGAGCCTGCTCGGTGGCGTGAAACCGGACGGCACAACGGTGACCGTGACCGGCGGTGGCGTGATCTCGGCGATGGGTGGCGGCGGCGGACCCGCCGCCTCCACGACCGTGCCACTGATCGAGAGTGGTGCCGGCGCTGTTGGCGTCGCGCTGAGCTACGCTCGCGGCGATCACGTCCACCCGGCGGCAGGCGGCGGCTACTCCCTGCCGATTGCGAGCACGACGGTGCTCGGCGGTGTGAAAGTGGACGGAACCAGCGTCACCATTACAGGTGGCGGTGTCATCTCTGCGGTTGCCGCGGCGGCTGGCGTGTCCAGCTTCAACACGCGCACCGGCGCCGTTGCGCTGCAGCTGACCGATGTCACAGGGGTCGGCGGGGCGCCGCTGGCCTCGCCGGCATTCACCGGCACGCCGTCACTGCCGACAGGCACGACCGGCGTCACGCAGACCGCCGGCAACAGCACGACAGCCGTGGCGACGACAGCGTTTGTTGCCGGCGCGGTAGCCGGAGGCACAGCCGGCGTTGCCTCGTTCAACACGCGCGTGGGCATCGTCACGCTGAGCAGCCTCGACGTGACGACGGCGCTGACTTACACGCCCTACAATTCAACCAACCCGTCCGCCTATCAGACCTCCGCGAACGTCGTGACTGCCATCGCGGCCGGCAATCCTGGCTCGTTCTCCACCCTGTCGGCGTCCGGCGCGGTATCAGGCACCGGCTTCGTCAATCGCTTCGCGTCACCAGGGCCAATCGGCAACACCACAGCCAGCACGGGCGCGTTCTCCACCCTGTCGGCGTCCGGCCTGATCACGCCGGCATCGGGCGTCGGCATCCGCGGCACAACCACGGTCGACAATGCGCAGACAGGTAGCATCGGTGAGTATGTATCATCGATGGTGCTCACCGACGCTGCTGTCAGCCTGACGAGCACTGTGGCGGCTGCCGTCACCAGCATTTCCCTGACAGCCGGCGACTGGGATATATCCGCGGTCGTTCTCTACAAGGGCGGCAGCACCACGATGGTGCTCTATACGCAGTCATCGATAAACACGGCGCCGGCGCTACTCAGTTCGCCCGGCAATCTCTGCACCGCTTATTATTATTCCGGCCATGTGCCATTCGCGAACGTCTCGGAATTCAGCGTGGTCATGCCGGACTGGCGAGTGCAGCTGAGCGCAACGACGACAATTTACCTGGTCGCGTCGGGGAGTTTCACGACATCGACGTTGGCGGCATTCGGGGTGCTGCGCGCGAGGCGCGTCCGATGACCACGCAACACCGCATCGACGGAGTTTTGATATGCCGCGCGACGGTCTGACCTTCTCCGGCTACCTGCAGCCGCCCTCGGTGCCGCCCGATCCGATCGCGCGGCTGAACATGATGACGCAGCTCGTCACGCTCGATGAGCAGCGAAAAGCGCTCGAGGCGCGCGTTGCCGAATTGACAAAGCCGCCAGAGGCGACGCCATGACCGCACAAACCATGGTGCTGCCGCTCGGTCGCGTCTCGCCGGTGCATATCCCGCGCCGCGACCTCGTGCTGGCAGCGTCGGACTCGCTCAGCCTCCGCGTGTCCATCATCGAGAGCGACGCGCCATCCGCGCTGCCTGTCGAACTGACCGGCGGTATCGGCGGCCCGGCGCTGTGGCTGTGCATCTTCGCTGACGGCTGCCACGGCTGGGGTTGGGACTATGGCGCCCCGCGGATCGCACCCGGCCGCACGCTCGGCAGCTGGCAGGGCGTCATCGCCACCGCGCCAGGCAGTTTCGACATCGACATCCCGAGCGGTGCCTTCGCCGACTATCCGCTGCGCTGCGGCTGGGCGATCCAGCTGGACTGGGACGGCGGCGGACACACCGAGATCCTGGCGTCGGGCAATGTGCATTTCCGCCGCTCGATCCAGATGCTGCCGCAGCCGGTGTTCGTAACGGACGAAAACGACACGTTCGTGCTCGCATAAGGAGACGCCAATTGTCCCGCACCATACCTGTCGGCGATACCGTCCAGGGCCTGCGCGTGCCGGAGTTCCCCGACCTCGGTGCTGTCACCGATGCCTCGCGGTTGTTCGGGCACCATGCTGGCACAGGCGTCTTCCCGGCGACGACGCTGAAGGCCTACGCACAGGACGGTATGGCCACGCAGGCGGCGCTGGACGCGGAGACCGCGGCACGGGTGGCGGCTGACGCCGCAACCTCCGTGAGGACCGTCCAGGGCGCCGCAGCGGTGACGCTCTACGTCAACAACCTGATCGGCAATGACGTCGCCAACGACGGGTTGTCCGCAGCCGCGCCGTTCGCCACGATCGCCAAAGCGGTCGCCACGATGTGCGACAAGTGGATTGTTTCCAACGCCGGGTTCACCATCCAGCTCGCCAACACCGGCGCGGTCTACAACATGACGACGCTGCTGCGGCCCTATGTCGGCGCGGCCAACGTCAACAACACGATGCCGACGATCAAAGGCGAAACGCCGGCTGTGACGGTCTCACCGGCATCGGGGACGGCGTTCACCGTTGTCGGCACAGCCACGCCATGGTGCATCGAGGGGCTGACCATCGCCTGTCCAAATGGCCAGGGCATCAATGCCGATTATGGCAGTATCATGTATCATAAGGGCTGCAACTTCGGCGCGTGTCCGAACGGCTCGCACCTGGTGGCGCAGTGGGGCGCTCTGCTCGAGGCGCTGGTCGGTCCCTATACCATCTCCGGCGGCGCCCAGGCACATATCTCGACCGCACACGGCGGCAAGGCGCTGTCCCAGGGCAACGTAATCACGCTCACCGGATCGCCGGCGTTCTCGGTGTCATTCGCGTCGGCGACCGGCATCTCCGAGATCGATTTCGGCCAGGCGACGTTCGCTGGATCGGCCACCGGCCGCAGCATCGTCACTGACGGCACTTCGCGGATTGCCGGCCCGACAACAGTGCTCGGCCAGGGCTGGCCCGGCGCCGGCACGCTGCTGCAGGCGGCCAACGCCAACCTCGATGTCCGCACGCTTGTCGGTGACAGCAACTACTCGATCCTGGCCACCGATCGGCTCGTTGTCTGCACCGCGCCGGCGCTGACCGCGCCGCGCACCTGGACGCTGCCGCCCGCCGCAACCGTCGGGCCAGGGCAGATCATCTGGGTGAGCGACTTCGCTGGCATCAACGGCGCCAACACCATCACGATCGCCCGCGCCGGTTCCGATGTGTTCGCCGGTGGCGGGACCACTGTCGTTCTTGGCACAGCCGGCAAGGCGGTCGGCCTGTGCAGCGCCGGCCCTGGCGGCTGGTATGTCCTGTCGGCCAGCTGATGTCTGACGCGCTCGCCTCGCTGCGGACTGCCCTCGCGCCGAAACGGGGCATGCGGCGCATACCGTTTCCGCTGGAAAGCTACCAGCACCCGTCAATGCCGCTGCAATCCAAGATGCTGCTCAACCTTTTCGCTGAGCAGGAGCCGGCGGACAGCCGCACCGCGGCGGCACTGCTCTCGGTGCCGGACCTGGAGCAACTGGGGACGGTCGGCGTTGGCCCGATCCTGGCGATGAACAGCGACATGCCGGAGCAGATCTACATCGTCAGCGGCGATCACCTCTACCGGGTGCGCTGGTCGGCTGGCTCGTTCGAGGCGCCGGAGGATCTCGGCTACATCGGCACCACGGACGCCAATTTCATGGTGACGCTCGCGGTCGGCGTCACGGCCTGCGTCGTGTGCGTGCCGCCGCGGGCCTATACCTGCGGGCACCACGGATCGGGCGTGCCGCTCAATCAGCTGGGCGGCACCTTCCCGACAGAAGGCGCTAACAGCGTCGCGTATCTCGACGGTTATTTCCTGTTCACCAGCACCGAGACCAGCAGCCGGTTCTTCACCTCGCGGCTGCTCGATCCGCACGACTACGACGCGTTGGACTTCGCCTACGCCGACGCGATGCCGAACATCGTCGACCGGGTGGTGGCGCACCGCGGCGATGCGTGGCTGGTCGGGCAGTCCGGCATCGAAATCTGGTATAATGCCGGCAATGCCGACTTTCCGTTCCGTCGTCGGCCAGGCGGTGTGATCAACGTCGGCAATGCGCGCATGCAGTCGGTGGCGATGGGTGACGGCTCGGTGTTCTGGGTCGGCGTGGACAACGTCGTGTATCGCTCCGAAGGCTATCATCCGAAGCGCATCAGTAATCACGGCATCGAGGCGATGATCCGCGCGCAGTCGGCGTTCTCGGTGGTGACCGCGTTATGCTATAGCGAGTTCGGCCATACGTTCTACTGCGTGACGTTCGCCGGTTCCGCGGTGGTGCCGGAGCCGACGGCGGGGCTGGTGACGGTGGTCTACGACTGCGCCACCGGGCTGTGGCATGACCGCTCCAGCGCAACGGATGGCGTGCGGCGGTGGCGCGGCCAATGCGTTGCGAAATACAACGACACGCCGATCCTGGGCGACTGCTGGAGCAACACCGTGTGGTTCCCGAGCAAGCGGGCGGCGGGCATTGGCGGGCGTGAGATGCGCCAGGCGGTGCTGCCGCCGCTCTGGGCCAGCACCAACCGTGCGTTCTGCTCGCGACTGGAAATCGAACTGGACACGCCCGGCTATCTGGGGCCGGTGACGCTCGAATGGTCGGACGACGGCGGCTACACCTGGCCACGCTCGCGCACGATGAACGATCTCGCACAGGCCGAGGGCCGGCGCCGGGTGTTCACGACGCGGCTAGGCAGCTTCCGCCAGCGCGTTTTCCGCATCACGGCGCACGGAATGATTAACTTGTATGGCGTCGACGCCGATATTCAACCCGGTGCGTCATGAGCGACCTGCCGCACAATCTGGAGCCGCCGCTCAACGAGGGGCCGCTGGTCGACGGACTGCCGGCGCAGTCCTGGTCTGGTTACCACATCCGCGTCGCCGACCGGCTCAACGCGCTGCCTGAGCAGCTGCTGCGGCTGCAGACCGGCGTGGTCGACGGCTCGGATGCCGCCGTCGGGAGGGTGGGCGAGTATGTCACTGCGACTTCGGCGCCGATCACGTTGACCTCCGGCGCGGGGGCCAACATCGTCACGCTGCCACTCACCGCAGGCGACTGGGATGTGGCTGGCAACGTCATCACCGTGCCGGGCGGCACCACGACGACGTCGCTGATTGTCGCGGGGATCAGCGAGGTGGCGGCGAGTCTGACCCCGCCGGCCGGTGGCTCCTACGTGCAGGACTCGGCGGCGATTGCGGCTAATAAAGCGATGGCGGTGGCGACCGGGCGGCGGCGCGTCAGCCTGGCGGCGGCCGGCAATGCGTATCTGGTCGCACAGGTGTTGTTCACCGGCGGCGGGATGCAGGCGTATGGCTTCCTGGGCGCGCGTAGGGCACGGTGATGGCACGGTTCCTCCAGTTGGCGTCTGGCGTTGATGTGCTGCCGGTGATGCTGGATCTGCACCGCGCGCCGCACCTGTGGGATCGCAACCCGGAGCGGCGGCTGTATCCCGGCACACCTCACGCGGCGATGGTGGACATCACGGTGCGGTATATGCCGGAGGAGCAGGTCACGCTGGATGCCAGGCGGCAGGAGCATCGCAACGTGTTCTGGCCGGCATGGTCGGATCTGCCCTCGTTGCGGCCGATGGTCTTCGCGCTGATGCATCGCGTGGCGGCGGTCGAGCTTGGATCGATCCTCATCACGCGACTGCCGCCTGGCGGCGAGATCCTGCCGCACAGCGACGCTGGATCGTGGGCGCCAGAATACTACAACACCAAGGCGCATGTGACGCTGGCCGGGCAGGCAGAGGTGCGCTGTGTCGAGGAGACATGCCAATTCGTGGCGGGCTCGATCTGGACGTTCGACAACCTGCTACTGCATTCGATCCGTTGCACCGGGAACGATGACAGGATTTGCTGTATCGTCAGCATGCGTTGCGAGTAGGGCTGGGGCTGCTATATTCCAGAAGCCGGCCGGCTGTTCTCGCAGCCGACCGACCTCCGGTTAGGCGCCGAAGCGGACTTCAATAACCAGTTGCAGCCGCTTCGACGTCCACCGGATCACCAAGCGAATCAGCATCGCTAAGCTCTCCGGTGTGGCCGGTGCCCTGAACGGGCACCGCGCCCGCTCTCGCAGGCACCGCCACAATCAGGGACATACCATGAAGCGCGCGGAACGCCAGCCGGTCACCGAGGCGATCTACGTCTACGGTGGTATATACTACAAGGTGTGGTCGGTGCCGGATGCCGGCACGCTGATCCCGCAGCATGCGCACGCCTACGATCACCTGACGGCCCTGCTGCGTGGCTCGGTGCAGGTGTTCTATGACGGCAGGCTCGGGCCGGTCGTTGACGCGCCGAATGCGATCTGTGTCGAGGCTGGCATCAAGCATAGCTTCCAGACCCTGGTGCCGAACTGCCGGCTGGCCTGCATCCACAACGCGGACCATGCCGAAGCGGACGGCGAGCCGCCGATCGTGGCTGAGCATCACCTGACATTCGATTGAGTGCTATACTCACGGAATGGCCGACAGCACCCGTCACCTGACATTCGATGAAGTTCATGCGCTATTGCTGGCGCGGTGTATTCCAGAGCCAAACACCGGCTGTCTGTTGTGGGAAGGCAGCATCGTCCATCCCAAGCCAGGCAAACGACAAGTGTATGGCAACATCCGGCTAGACGGCAAAATGGTGAAGACACACCGGGTTGCCTATGAGGCTGCATTCGGCCCTATCCCAGCCGGCGCGCAGGTCTTGCACCGTTGCGACGTGGGCCTCTGTTGCAATCCGGACCATCTGTTCCTCGGCGATAACGCCTCCAACATCGCCGATAAGATGTCGAAGGATCGCGGCAGGAAGAGGCTAACCCACGAGAAGGCTAAGGAGATCCATAAGATGGTGTCCTCTGGAGTTACTCAGAGAAAAACAGCCACTGCCTTTGGCGTGAGACAGAGCACAGTCTCCAGGATCATATCTGGAGAACGCCGCCCTCTCTCTAGCGATAGGAATTAAGTCGTGCCGTGGGCCGTCGCTGCGGCTGGCGTTACAGCAGCCGCAGGATTGGCTGGCAGCGCGATGCAATCGAGCGCCGCCGGCAAGGCGTCTGACAAGGCCATCGCGGCGCAACAGGAGGCGCTGGCGCAGACGCGCGCTGACCTGGAGCCGTGGCGCAACACGGGGCAGAACGCCCTGATGGCGAGCGGCAACCTGGCGGGTGCCTATGGGCCGGATGCAGCCGCTGCGGCCATGAAGGATTTCTACACCTCGCCGGGCTATCAGTTCCGGCTCGATGAGGGCATGCGCGCGGTCGATGCCGGTGCGGCGGCGCGCGGCATGCTGCGATCCGGCGCCACGCTGAAGGGCGAGCAGGCGCACGCGCAGGGACTGGCCAGCGGCGAGTTCGAGAACTATTACAATAGGCTGTATAATTTGTCCGGCATGGGCCTGAAGGCGGCAAGCGGGACCGGCGATGCCGAGACGCAGACAGGTCGGGGCATAGCAGGGACTGAGACTGGTGCCGGCAACGCGCAGGCGTCGATCTATGGCGACCTGACGAAGGGGTTAGGTAACACCGCCAACGATCTGCTGAGTAATAAGCAATTCCAGAATGCGATCTTCCCGACGGGAACTGGCGTCAGTGCCTGGGGGACGCCCGGCATTAGCGCTTCCGGTAATCCTGTGATGACCGGCTACGCGCCACCGACATACGCCACGCCAGCGTCCGGCGGTGGATATACCTGGGGGGCCAGATGAGCGGCGCCATCGCTTCTTCGTTTCCCACCCGGCTGTTCGGCGATTTCCAGCAGTTGCACGCCAACACCGCGGCTCAGGAAATCCAGAACCAGTATGCGCCGCAGAAGAATGCGCTGTTGATCGAGCAGAGCCGACAGACGCTGGGCGCCAACGAGATCGAGTATATGGCGCGCGCCTCGCAGTCGCTGCTGGGGCTCGGCGACGAGGGACAGATGGCGGCGCAGTATCCCGCCGTGGTGGCATCGCTGCAGCAGCAGGGCTTCGCCAAGAACGCTCCGCCGCAGTTTCCCGGTGTGGCCGCGTTGCAGCGCATTGCGGCGATGGGCACGTCGTCGGAGAAGCTGGGCGAGCAGCGCGGCGTGACCGGCGCGGTCAACGCGTATGGCAGCACGATCGGGCTCAACGGCAGCAGCACGCCTGGCGTGGCATCGACGCCGGGGGCCACGACGCCCGCAGCCTTGGCGATCCCGCCGCGCGGCACTGGCGGGCCTGGTTCGTCGGCCTCGGTGCCGCTCGAATGGATCCAATATTACCGAGAGGCATCGGCGGAAACCGGCATTCCGATGGACCTGCTCATCGCGCAGCACCGCCAGGAGTCAGGGTTCAATCCGAAGGCGCGTGGCGCGGCTGGCGAGATCGGGCTCGGGCAGATCAAGCCATCGACGGCACGCGACCCCGGCTACGGCCTCACCGGCGTCGATCCAGCGACGCTCGACGATCCGCGCAACAACATCCTGTTCAGTGCCCGCTACCTCAAGGCGCGTGGCGGGCAGGGCACCGACTGGAACAACCCGGCGGCACAGGCGCAGGCGCTCGCGGCCTACAACGGCGGCGGCGATCCGAACTACGTGCAGAACGTGAACCGCTACCGGCCGGGGCTATCGCCGACCGACCCGGCGCGGCAGGTCACGACCTACCAGCCGCAGGTAGCCCCAGAGCAGCAGCCAGGGGCGCCAGGAGGCGGGCGGGTGCAGGTCGCGTCTGTCACGCCCACCGTTGCGACGGATGCCACCACGACCGCTCCAGCGCCCGGCGTGACGCCTCCGGTGCCCGGCCAGCAGCAGACGGCCGCCACCACGCCGCCTGCACCGCAACAGCAGCCCCAGCCTGCAGCGACCCTGCCGCCGCAGCTGCAGACCAACGCGGCGGGGCTGACGCCGCAGGATGTGGCAGAGCTGAGGGTGATGCAGGGCGCGGCGCGGACGCCGGCCGATCTGCAGCGGTTCCAGAACGAGGTGCAGCAGCGGCAGGTCGCGAACCGGGCACTGCAGCAGAACTGGAGGACCGAGCAGCGGCAGGCGACGACTGACCAGAGGGTGGCCGACCGGCAGGCGAAGGAGGACGTGCGGCACGCAGAAACTGATGCCCGGGCCGCAAGAGCAGAGCAGCGCGCGGAGGACAAGGCGCGACGGGAAGCGGATGACGCCGGGCAGCCATTCCCCGGCACGTCTGAGACGGCGGCTGCCAATCGCACTATGCGCGTGCTGCGCCCGAAGATCCTGGACGGTACGGCGACCGAGGAAGAACGCGCCGACTATGCGCTCGCCACGTCGCACTACACCAAGCCAGGGCCGCCGCAGTGGATGGCTGATCCCAACGACCCGACGAAGCAGGTGCTGGCTTCGGTGCCGGGCGAGATACCGGAGGGCTTCCCGGCGCCTGGCTTCCGCCCTGGTGGCGCGACTGAGGCCGGGAGCGGCGGCGGTCGGGGGCCGAGGGTCATCCCGGGCACCAGCAAGACAACCCCGATGACCGAGGGCCAGGCGGCGGCGGCGAGTTTTGCCGACCGCATGCAGGTGGCCGTGCCGATCATGCAGGATCTCGACAACGTCTCGACCTACAAGGAACGGGGCCTGGAGCGGGCCGGCAATTACATCGGCTACAATCTCAATTCGCCCGAATATCAGAGGCTGCGCACGGCACAGGAGGCGTTCCTCGCCGGCGTGCTGCGCAAGGAAAGCGGCGCCGCCGTGTCGCCGTCGGAGTGGGAACGCTACGCCAAGCTGTATTTCCCGATGCCGGGCGATGATGCCACGACAATCAAGATGAAGCAGCAATTCCGCGAAACGACCATGCAAGGCATGATCCGCGAGGCGGGGTCTGGCTACAAGCCGGCGGCCAAGGCGCCAGACCAGGCGCCGTCGAAAGCAGACCCGGAGGAGGGACGCACCGCGACAGGACCAGGCGGCAAGAAACTCATCCGACGCAACGGCAAATGGGAGCCGATTTGATGGCTGCTAGCTCTGAGCTGCCCGAAGGCTTCACGCTTGATCCTGTTGCAGAGGAACTTCCGCCTGGCTTCGCGCCCGATCCCACCCAGACCACAGCCAGAGGCGTCGCGAAGAACGTCGCGGCGGGTGCCACGGATGTCGGCGCGAATGTCATCAACGTTGTCAGCAATCCGTCTGGCAACATCATCGGCAAGCCGCTGGCGACCGGCGCGGTGTTCCTGCATGACCTGATCGCGCCATGGTTCGGCGGTGAGCGGTTCCCCGACAAGGTGCGCAATGCACTGCTCGAAGATACCGTGCCGCAGCCTGGCACGCGAGCGATCAGCGCCATCGGCGACGTGGTGGGCGTCGATCCTGCTGCGGTGCCTGGCACGTCGACTGAGCAGGCGATACGCAAGGTGACGGGAGCAGCCGGGACAGCGGCGGTGCTGGGGCCTGCCGGCATTGCGGCGCCGGCTGCCGGTGCCACGGGCGCGCTCGTCGGCCACGTAGCTGCAGAGGCGGTGCCAGACTGGTTAAAGCCTGTTACGGAATTGACCGGCAACGTTGCCGGTGCGGGGACTGTGGCTGGTGTGGATGCCGGAGTGCGTGGTGTGCGCGGCCGGTCGGGCGGCGTGGCGCCAGAGGTCGCGGGCTTGGCGAAGACAGCGCGGGATGTATACGACATCAATGTCACCGCGCCGCAGATGAGCGAAAGCTCTGTCGTGCGGATCGCTGACAGCCAGTCGAGAAACCTGCCGTTCAGCGGCGCCGCGAAAACTGACAGAGACCAGTCGCAGTCGTTCAATCGCGCGGTGTCGAAGACCTTTGGCGAGGATGCGCCGCTGGTTAATTCGGATGTTATGAAGCGGGCCGCGCCGCGGATCATCGGCGTGTTCGATGACGTGGCAAAGAAGACGGATCTTGATGCCGACCAGACATTCCTGACCCAATTCGGCACGATCCAGAACGAGTCGAGGCTGGCGCCGCTCGGGGAAGGCGGACATCAGTCGATCAACGGGCTGCTCAATACAATCGTCGATCTGGCGGCGCGGAATAACGGCAAG